ATGTTTTGCCTGTCCGCAACCATAATCTAAAATGCTTTCATAATTATTATTTTTAATCAGTTTGTTGATTTCATTAATATATCTTAATAAGGTATTGCCTTCCCAATAGTTATCTTTTTGATGAACTAACTTTGCTTGTTCTAAATATTCTTCATATTCGTTCATTATTTTTTCTTTTTTTTCTTTGTTTGTCTGGCTACACTTAAAGCAATAGCGACTGCTTGTTTTCTACTTCTACCTGCTTTGATTTCGGTTTTAATATTTTTGGCGATTGACTTTTGGGAATATCCTTTGATAAGTGGCATTCATTTTTCCTTTCTTCGTAATGCTTAAAACATAATAGTTCTAAATTACCATACTCAGCAGGATATCCAATACAAGCAAATTTACCACAATGGCATTTTTGTTTTATTTGACGTTCTTGAGGCGTCCAATTAATAAAAACGTGGGGTGAAACTTTAGTCGTAATCTTCAAGGAATAAAGCAAGTGAACCAGATATAGAAGTTGTTGCGTCTGCTCTTGCTCTTAATTCAATATCTGTTTTTTCTTCTACAACAAAAGGGATAATAAATGTTTCAAATAACGGAATACCAAAGGTTGATTGAAAACCTATCGTATTCCAGACATTACCATTCGTAATCTTTTTAGTCATAATCTTTGCTTCTATTTCTTTTTGCTTAGATGAACCGATAGATGCTTGAACAATATACCCTCGCTTATTAGCAGGGATTGTATAAATAGCAGATAAAGATGAACCGTATTCTGGAACGACTGTTGCCACTGTTTGGCTATCTACTGTGGCAGTCAATGTTCCTACATTGGCATTACCTGTATTCGCTTGTAACATTCTAATGGTAAATACTCTAATAAATGTTTGAGCAGTAGCACCCCCACCAATAGTAGCTGTTGCAGTGACTTGATTATAATCTGCATCTAATCCTGTCACTAATACTGTTCCTGTATTATCAGCACCTGTATTTGATGAAATGATTGCACACCCTGTAGCTGTTGAAGGATAAACAGGTAATCCCCCTACACCCCAAACTGCCTCAAATGTACTTCCGATTGCAGTGTTATATCCAAACTGTCCGACTGCTGTGAAATCTTCTACTAATCCTTTAGTGACTGATATACCTAAGTCAAAACTAGGTGCGTTATTTTGAAATTGAAATCCCATTATACCTCCTCTGTTGGTAAGTTAGTTGTAAATTGACCAATCGGTCTAGGTTTTGCATCTATCTCTGCGTCTATGTTTGCAATCTTTTCGTCATCATCTACAACTGCTCTTGCAATCTGTTTATCTACTTCCTTAATGAAAGTGTCAGATATGACCCCAGATGCTTTTGCCTGTTGAAGGAACTGTAAGTCATCAGCATAATCTCTTAAATCAAAACTATCTGGATAAATGATTTCGCCGTCAAATGTTGTGCCTTGCCATTTAGCATACAAATCAAATATCTGTTCTTCAGAATTCTGTAAGTAGTCTGCCTTTTCAGATAATCTTGCGTTTAATAATTGAAATTCTGTTTGTAATGCAATTCCACTGTTCACAGTTTTCTCCGTTCCTCTTACTGCTCCCATATGGGTAATTCTATCTATTGCTTGTACTTTCATATTGATAGTTTTCATTATGCTTTCTAGTGATTGAGAACTGGGTTGAATGATGTAAGGTTTTAATTCTGGTGCTAAATCTTCTGGCATTTCTATTACTGAACCTGCACCTGCTGATGCTTCTACATTCGGTGTCTTTACTAAACTAGGGTGATTTGATAATCTGATTAATTGTTCAATCTCAGAATAATCATTGTAAATAGATTTTTGTAATTCAGCTACGTCAGATAAATCAGAGATACCAATTCCTCTAATAGATGTTCTTTGGTTATATAAACAAACAGCAGGAATTTTACCTAGTGCGTTTTCTTGTTCATCAATCTTGGTGGGTTTCTTGGTAGCATAACCAATCGCAAAATCTTCTACTTTATAAGTGGTAATATCTTCGGGTGTCCATACTTTAACAATGGCATCTTTCCCCATTGTTTCCTCTGCTATTGTTAAAGAGGTTAAATAATATCTTCCATTGGTTGCTCTTTCATATTTCCAGTTGGTGACATTATCTGGAGTATAGATTGAGATATAGGGACGAATATCTTGAGATAGTTCTTCTGCTCTAGTCTTTGCATTGGAATTAGGTTTATCTACAATCAACCAACAAGTGCCATACATAGATGCATTTATCTGTGCTTCTCTAATAAGGTTGTTGTATTCCCTTCCGTCAAAGTCTGCGTCCATCATAAATTGCTCTAATTGTGGGTCGCCTGTTAATGAACCAAAGTTTCTTGTAGGTGGTACTCTAAATAGAAATGAGGAATAGATTTGAATAACATTCCTGCAATGATTATCTAAGGGAGTAAATTCTGAACGCTTTAAATATTCTTCTTCTGTTTCTAAAGTATATCTATGAAGGAAATAACCATTCTCATAGTCTTGACCACCCAAGTAAGAACGCCGATGAAAGTTCCAATCATTCATCTTTCTTTCGTAGTCTGGGTGAAGTTCTACTAAAAAATCTCTACTATATGTTGCCATTAACTAAACCTTTGGGGTGCAGATGGACTAAATTCTCTACGAACTGGGAACAGATACTCTACTAAATATCCTAAAGCATCGTTCATATGGTCGTAATTATTGTCTTTATCTGGCACAGATGTTCCTTCTTTATAAATTTGTCGTTCAATGCTTTTTAACACATTTTTACAGTTATTAGCAATAAATAATGTTCTCTTACCATTAGCATTCTTTAGTTTGGTATTCACCGCATTTATTCTATCTCTAATCAAAGGGTGGTTGTTTCTTACTCTCATATTAAAACCTGCGTTCTTCAAGATAGATAAATCAGTTGTACCACCTGCTGATGTTTTTCTTTGTTTACTTGCAGGGTCTGGATAAATGAATATGTGTTTACCAGAATATCTTGTTTTTATTTCTTGTACCATTTCGTCAGTGTTAGATGAATATAATATTATCTCATCATAAATAATAATCTTATCACCTTGTATTTCTGTTACTACTGCAGACATTGGGTCAATGTTGAAGTCCATACCAATATGGATTTCAGCAGTCTTAGGTTCGTATTTATCTATGACGTTTTCTTTCCTATCAAAGTTGTAATAAATCTGTCCTGCATAATTAACAAATGATGCCATATATTCTTGATTAAATGTTCTTTCATCTAGGTCTGCTTTCGCTTGTTCTATTTCATTAGCAGATACTTGACCGCCATCTAATGTAGTAAATTGGAATGATGCCCAGTTATTATCTTCTTTAGAAAATAAGTTATATGACCAGTTTCCATATCCTCTAGGTGTACCACAGAATAACGCACTACCATTCTTATCAGACAATGTAGGTCTAAGAACTTCATACCAAGCGTGTTCTTTAACGTCAGCAAATTCGTCCATTACTAAAAAGTCTAATCCAACACCCCTTAATGAATTTTCATTGTCTGCACCTCGTAGTGATATTTGGCTACCATTACGAAGTAATATAGATAAATCTGAATTATTGGTTTTCTTAATCCATTTATGTTTGGTTAGTTTATCTACTAATTCAAACCAAACGATGTCTTTCGCCATTCTATAAGTCGGTGCTACATACCAAACTTTCTTCTTAGGATATCGTGCAAATTTTGCTAGTTCCGTAACAGCTAGAAATGTTTTACCAAATCGTCTGCCAGTAATTAATACTCTAAATCTTTTATCGCATTCAAGCACTTGTTTTTGAGGTTTACTTAGTGGCACTATTCAACACTAAATGGCAGGACTTCATCATCACCTGTTACAGCACCATTCTCAGATTGATTTAACATATTACGACCTAACCATATCTGCATTGGTACAGAACCTTTTTGTGCAGATTGCCATTGTAACTCTCTTAAACGTAATTTTTGTTCTGCTCTGCCTAACTTAAGATATTCGGAATAAGACTTTCTCAATAGACTTTCATCACAACCAAAGTAGTCTGCAATCTCAACATTGTTTGAACCAAGTTGTGCCAGTTTTCTTACGACTTCCCCACTGATTTCATACTTTTTTGGTCTAGACATTTCATACCCTCTTTTTTGGTAGGTTGTACCCTACTTTATTTTTGTTCCACAATTAGGACAATGTTTTTCCGACTTGACCTTTTGTGCTTCTTCTTCTTTATCAAATGTAAAGAAATCTTCAAGTTCTTTAGGGTCAAATCCTGTACCTTCTAAATCAAAGTTAATATCTAATAAGTCAGTAAATTCTTTATTCAATAAATTAAAATCCCATTCACTATCTTCATTGGTTTTATTATCTGCAATACGATATGCCTTTGCATTCTCTGGACTTAAATCAGCAATTACAACTGGTACTGTTTCTAATCCTAGTTCTTGACTAGCTAAGTATCTACTA